AATCTCACCACGCTGAAGCAAATGCTGATCGACCTCGACGGCGATCCGACGAACTTGCAGTATCAGCTCTACACTCGCATGAGCCGGTTGGGCGTCGAGGTCGAGGGACTTACAGCTCCGATCACCATCCGGCCAGACGGCTTTGTCGACTTTCGCACCACGGCGCGCGACATGCGCCTGAGGTGCGCGGTCAGAGCGAACCCGGTCACGCCGTTCACCATCGGTCAATCTCTGATCGATGTGGCGCAGCGAGGGCAACGCTGATGCCGCGCCCGATGAACGCGCCGACACTTCCGCAAACTCCAGGCGTCAGCGGGGAGCTTGCCGACTACCTGCGCCGCTTTGCCTTGTGGACGCAGAACAGCTTCAACCAGACGCTGCAGACCAATAGCGCCGCCTCTCGGCTCCTGATCCAAAGCACGACGACGAAGACGGTCTGGTCGATCACCATCGACGACAGCGGCGTCCTGCATCAGACCCAGATTACGCCGGGACATCCGACATGATCCCCTACGAGCAGAAAATGGCGCGCGTGCTTGACCGCATGGGCGGGCTGTATCTCCTCGATGACATCCTGACGCGCATCAACGATGGACGCATGCAATCTTTCGCCATAGGCAATAGCTGGGCGATCACCGAAATCCAGCAGTACCCGCGCGCTCGGCAATTGCAGGTCCTGGCGATCGTCGGAGACATCGCCGACACGGCGGCGCTCAACAATCAGGTTCTCGACTTTGCGCGTAAGATCGATGTCGGCCTCGTCTCGACGAATGGGCGTCGCGGCTGGCTTGATCATGGCCACGCGCTCGGTTGGAAATTGAAGAGCCGGAGCTTCCTCTGGCAAAAGGAGTTGTGAGATGGGCAGCGGCGGATCGTCTCAGCAGCAGTCCAATCAGCAGCAAATCTCCCAGGTGCAACTCCCACCTTGGGTCAATCAAGCTGCCCAGCAAAATTACGCTCTCGCACAAAACGTGGCCGCGCGCCCCCTTACTCAATTCAGTGGTCAACAAGTCGCTGATGTCGGCCCGCAAATGCAGCAGGCGTGGAATTTGGCTTCGACATCGGGCGCGCAGGGCGCCGATCAGTTCAACGCATCGCAGGCCGCTTATCTCACTGCAGCGGGAACGCCTGCGACGCAGGTGACGCCGCAGTCGCTCGCCTCGACCAACCTGCAGCCCTACGAAAATCCATTCCAGCAGCAGGTCATCGACACGACCAATGCTCTGGCCCGACAGCAGCTCGGTCAGCAGCAGTCGGGCATCCAAGGGCAGGCCTCTCAGGCCAATGCTTACGGCGGTTCTCGACAAGGCGTGCAGCAAGGCGTCGCCCAAGCTCAGGGCGCGCTCGGCATGGCCAACACCAATGCGCAGCTCCAGTCGCAAAACTTCCAGCAGGCGCAGCAGGCCGCGACCGGCGACATCACGCGCGACCTCACCGCGCAGCAAGCCAACCAGCAGGCCAATCAGGCCAACATCAATTCGCTGATCCAGGCTGGCTCAGGCTTGGGCGCGCTCGGCCAGGATGCGCAGACCAACCAAAGGCAGCAGTTCCTTGAACTGTCGACTGCGGGCGGCCAGGAGCAGCAGCAGGCGCAAAATCAAATCCAAGCGCAGATGAACCAGTTCAATCAGGCGCAGCAGTACCCAGGCCAGCAGCTCGGCGTGCTGCAGAGCGCGCTCGGCATGACGCCCTACGGCTCGACCACGATGGGCGCATCATCGGGGCAGCAGACGACGACGCAGAACCCATCGATTGCTTCCGACATCTTCGGCGGCCTGCAATCGCTCGGCGGGATGTTCGGCGCTGGCGGCCCGCTGTCGAGCCTGTTGCCCGGCTCGGATCGGCAGTTGAAGACCGACATCACGCCGATTGGCAAGCATCCGCCAACCGGCCTGCCGATCTACAGCTACAGGTACAAGGGCGATCCGAAATCGTATCCGAAAGTCACCGGCCCGATGGCCGAGGACGTGATGAAGGTCGCGCCGCATGCGGTGACGACAGTGGGCGTTCATCAGCCGACAGGTCAGCCGATGCACGGCGTCGACATGGGCGCGCTCAACGCCGCTGGCGGCTCCGGCGGAATGCCCGGCGGCGGATTGCCGCCGATGCCCGCGATCAGGCCGCGCGCGATGCCGGGAGCCGGAGGGGGCATGACGACGCGCGTCCCTGGCGCGCTCGCCGGGCCGCAGCCGATGGGCATGATGGGCGCGATGGGGGCGAACATGCGTCCGCCGAAGATGCGCCCGCCCGCGCGCATGCCGAAGATGCGGGGGGCGCTCGGTGGCTAGTCCAAACGCTCCGCTCGATATCGCCGATCTCAACCCGGCGTTTGCTCCGTATCTGAACCGCTACACGGCGGCGCTCGACAAGGCGGGCATCGGCTATCGGGTCGACAGCGGCTATCGCTCGCCGGAGCAGCAGGCCGAAATTTATGCGCGTTCAAACCAGGGCCGAAGCTTCGCCGCCGCGCCGCCCTGGCGCTCGTTCCACAATTTCGGCCTCGCAGCGGATGTGATCCCAAACAACCCAGCTGACTATGCGAGGATGCATGAACTCGCCCGGCAAGCCGGTTTGTATGACGCGCAGCAAGGCGCCGGGTTCACCGGCTACGATCCGCCGCATGTCGAAATGCCCGGCAGGCTGTCGAACCTCATCGACCAGTATCATCTCGCAGGCTGGCGGCCTGAGAGCCATCCCGCGCCCGCAACCGGCGCTCTCGCCTATAACGCTCCGTTGGGCCAGCCTGGGCGTCCAGGCACGCCGACGCCGGGCGCGTCAAGGCTCTCGCCGCTCGACATCCTGCTGCAGGCCGAGAGCGGCGATCGCAATATCAACAATACGACGCAGGGGACCAGTTCAGGACAGGCGCAGGGCAACGCCCAGATCACGACCGGCACCTGGAACGATTTCGCTCCGAAAGCGGGGATCGATCTCAAGAAGTATCCGACGCCCGATAGCGCGCCACGCGACATCCAACTCCAAGTCGCCAACACCATTCCGCTCAACCGTTGGGCGTCATCGACCGTCAACAAAATCCTGGCGCAATATCCAGGGATCGACACATCCCAAACGCTGGGAACGATCCAGTCGGCGGCGCTGAAGAACGGCGTTCCAACGTCCCCCGCGCCCGGCACGACGTTGAACAGCTCGCCGGTGGCGGCTGCGGCCCCAGGAGCCGCAACGCCGCCTCAGCAGCAATTGGCGGGCTTCACGCCCGGCTCTCCAGCCGAGAAGTCGATGCTGGCGGCAGGCAAGACGCTGGGCCTGGACGGCGGCCAGGGCGCTGGCGCTGCGCCGAAGCCTGACGACTTTAGACTTCAGCCGATCAGCGGCGCTGCCCCATCGGGCGGCCCGATGATGATGGGGCCGGGCGGTCAGAACGTACAGGGCCAGCGTCTCGCCCAGCAGGCCAACGCCCAGCAGATGGCGCAGTGGGGCATGGCGCCGCCAACGATGGGTACGAACTTCACGCCGACGCTCGGCCCGATGTCGCTGACGCAGCAGCCGCAGCAGCCGGGAGCCGCGACCGGCATGCCCGCGATGCCGGGGACGACGCTGAACTCACCTTCGCAATTGCAGATGGCGATGATGTCGGGATCGCTCGATCCCTACAGCATGTACGCTCGACAGCCAGGGAGCTGACGATGGCCAACGATCCAAACGCTCTGACGAACATGTGGATGACGAACCCCACCATGTTCGATCCGACGCAGAAGAGCAATCAATTCTCCAACTTCAACGATGCCCCCTTCCCGTGGCCGCCGACATACAACACCGGCCCGGCTGGAGGCCCGGTCAACGCCGCCACCGGCCAGCCGATCCAGAGCTTCCAGCAGTGGCAGCAGGCGAACCCTGGCGGCACGACGCTCAACGCCACGCCTGCAGCTCCGCAGGCGCCGCAGCAGGCCACGCCTATCCATGGCGTCGGCGGACTTCAGCCCGGCCAATATGACGGCGCCAACGGTCTGCCAGCGGGCAACCCGATGCGGTTCGCAATGGCGAGTCAGCCGAACGGAATGCCGCAGGGCTGGAACCAAAACTCAGGTAACGGTGGACTGTTCGTCACTCAACCGTCGCAGGCATACGCGCCGCAGCAGCAGGCCGCGCCCCAGGCGCAGGCGCAGGCCTCAGGCCCGCCGAACAACTGGCAGGCCGCCATCAACGCCCTGGCGAACCCAGGCAAGGTGGCGACGCCGGGAGCGACCGTGCCGATGGCGACGGGGACGCAACCCGCCGGAGGCGTCAATCAGGCGTGGCTGCAGGGGATTGGCGGCGGCCAGGGGATGAACCAAAACTTCGTCAGCGCCCTGCGCGGCATCCAGGGGAGATAGCCCAATGCCCGGCCTCGCTGATCTTCTCTACCTCGGCCAGCCTGACCCGGCGCGGCAGGTGGCGGCCATGCTGGCCGGGCGGCAGGCTCCAGGCGGCCCTCAGGGGCCTCCTGGGCCGCCTCCAGGGCCTCCAGGGGCTCCTGACCCCAACGCGCCTGCTCCCAACGCCCAGCCGGTCAACGCTGGGCCTCCAGCAGCCCCCCAGGGCGATCCTGCGACCCCTACCGTCGCCCCAGGGGCGCCGCCGCCCCCAGGCACGCCTCCAGCGCCGACGGCCTACCAGTCCTCGCCCGACATGGCGGCCAGCTACAACACGCTCGCCAACCCACCGAACCTGATGAGCTTGTACGCGCAGATGTACGAGCGCGATCGGGCGTCGGACCAGATCAATCGCGGCTTCGCCCTGATCGCGGCCAACCACTCATCGCCGGAGATGGCGCGCAACATCATGCAGAGCGTCTCCGGCAACACCGACAGCAGCGGCATGGTGGGCAACCTGATGTCGCTCTACAGCGCCCAGCAGCAGATGGCTGGGCAGCAGCAGATGCTGGGGCAGGCCGACGCGATCGACAAGAGGCTCAACCTGCCGCCTGGGACCGCGCGGGCGGAAATCCTCGCCGGGCGCGGCCCCGACCTCATCAAGGCGGAAATGCCCACCGAGCAGCAGCGCAACATCGCGGCTGAACATGACGCCTTCATCAAGAGCGGCGGCTCGGAGGAGGATTGGAAGAGCAACTACCTGCCTATGATCATCACCGGGGGCATCCCTGGGATGACCGGCGACATGAAGTCGATGAGCGTCGCCCGCAACCAATGGCAGGCCGATCCGGCCAACGCCAACAGGCCAATGCCCGGCTATCTGACCGACCCGACGAAGTGGTCGCTCTACAACAAGGACTTAGGCGATGCGAAGGGGCAGTTCAGCGGCATGAACCAAGCCCTCGGCAGCTACATCAATGACCTCGGCGATGTCGCGTCCTCGTCCGAACTCAAGAACGTGGCCGGGAAGCCCTTCGCAGGCACTCTGGCGAGCGCGATCCCAGGATCGGACGCCGCCAACCTCCTCACCAAGATGCAGGGGCTGGCGGGAACCTCAAAGGCCATCGCGGCGCGCGGCGGCCCCAAGGGCGTCGGCCAGAACCTCGCCATCCTCGGTGCGAACACCGAGGACTTCACCAACCTGGGCATCAAGGACTACAGCAACGATGTCATCGCGCCGCGCATGAGAAACGCGCTCACCGCCCAGGCCAACGCTTATGGCGCGGCGGGCAGGCTCAACGAGATGCCGGGCTATCTGCAGCCGTACCTCGACCAGATGTACAAGCCCGGCGGCGATCTCGATCCTGGCGGCGGCATGAAGGTGACCAAGCCGAACAAGGACCTCACACAACCAACCGCCGAAGACCTCGCCGCCTTCAAAAACGACCTTGAGCATTACGGGCCGAACGTCGCGATCAAGCACTTCAAGGCTCAGGGGTTCGACACCAGCAGCGTGGAATGATCGATGCCCTATGTCCCGTTCGACCCGAACAAGCCGCTGACCACGGCGACGCCTGCATCTCCAGCCACCCCAAAGAGCGGCTACGTCCCGTTTGATCCGAACGCTCAGGCGGGCGGCGCGCAGCCGCAGCCGACGAGCGGCGCCTCGCCCAGCCCCGACCCAGGCTGGGGTATCGACTGGAGCAAGCGCGGCGGCGACATCACCATGCCCCAGTCCGTCACCGACTGGGGGAACATCGCTGGCAACGAAGCCATGGCTGGCACCATACCCGGCCTCAGGATGGCGGCCCAGGAGGCGCAGAAGAGGCTTGATCCGGTAACGGCAGGTAGCGCGGACATGGCGGGCGGCGCCTTAAGCCCGACGAACCTGTTCTATGGGGTCCCCTATGCGGGTCCCGGCCTCGCTGGAGGCTTACATGAGGGGATCAAGAGTTACGAGCAGGGCAACGATTGGTCTACGATCGGCAAGGATGCGGCTGCAGGCGTGGCTGCTGGCTATGCCGGTCAGGGCGTCGCCAAAGTCGCTCCTTATGTCCTGCCGCAACTCGCCAGAGGGGCTGTGGACTTGGGGCCTGCAGCAGCCATGACATACGCCGCTCACAAGGTGTTCGGCGATCCCAGCAAGGACATCCTCGGCGCCCTCGGCGGATATACGTTGATGCACAACCTAAGCGAGGGCGCGGGCGAGGCCTCCAAGAAACTCGCCGCCTCGCCCTACACGCAGCAGGCGATCAAGAGCCTGATCCTGGGCGGGACGGCGGCGGCGAGAGGGAATGGTCCTGACTCCATATGGGATCAGGTGCAGGGGCGGTAGCCCAATTGATGAGGGCGCAAAGCCCTATGACGAGCGCGCGGCAGATGCCGCCAACCACGATCATGCCGAGAACGAACAGGAAGAAGGTCACTTCGGCCCCCCGAAGAGCGGCGCGTCCAGGTGGACGTTGATCGTTTGGGCTGGATGCCCGATCCAAGACGAGAGCGCGATCACTGAGCCGCCCATGATGGCGACGGCGGCGAGCATCGCCGCCAACGCCTTCCATGGTTCCCACCGCGCCTGTCGCTCAGTCAGCCTGATCTGCGCCTGGAGATGGCGCCACGACGCCTGCTCCCGTTCCAGCTCAGTAGGCTCTGCGGAGACGGTCATTGCGCGGCCTCCTCTTGGCCTTCGGGCAATGCTATCAGCAGGCCGCCGCGACGCGCATCAGCGGGGAGCAGTTTGTTCCAGAGTTTGGCGATCGACGGCTCGATTTGGTTGTCGTCGTCTGGAAGAAGCAAGACGAGGTCACGGAGCAAAGCGAGCGCCTCCTCGTCGGTCAGTGTGATCTTGATCATTTTCAGTTCCCTTACCAGAGCGGCGCGATGCCGCCGTTCCATCTCATATAGGAACAATTCGCAGTGCAGCAATGACCATGAATTGTCTCAAAAGGTACGGGGAGGGCGTTTACTGGCCTTAGCCAAACGAATGGGGCCAGGGACGGGGATTTTTGGCCTAAGTTGTTGTTTTCCCTAGCTCGCTGAATTTCGGATCGAAATTCGATCCCCGTACTGGGCCTCAGCAAAACCGGGCGTCTCCAAGGACGCCCGCATAGCCTAAAATTAAGGTACGGGGATTTTTTCCTTGGCTTTTTCGGCCTCGACCATCTCCATGAGCTTGGCCGTCGCAGCTTTTCTTTCGGCCAATAAAGGTGGGCCGATCGCGGCGCAGACCGCCGCCATCGCGGCGCGGTTAGGCCTGCGCAGCATCGCCTGCTCGATGCGCTCGTACAGCTCGACGAAGCCGTCCATGTCGATGCGTGCGCAGATGGCGACTTCGTTGCAGGCGTCGCAGCAGCGGTCCCTCGGCTTCATCGACAGCGGCGCTGGGTTGTTGCCGATGCGCTCGTAGGGCAGGCCGCACAGGCAGCAGTCGAGATCACGCAGCTTGGTCATGGTCACGCCTCCTCGGTGAGCTGCGCCTCGCAGCCGAACTTGTGCAGGGTTTCGACGATCTTGGCGGCGCGGCGCCTGAGGTCGCGCGCGATGATGTCGCAGATTTCTTTCGACGCCTCGGCGCTCAGACCATCAAAGCCAATGGTTCGCACTCCGCTCGTCCCTTGCTTGGCTATGCCATGCATACTCTCAAGAACGACATCCTTGATCTCTTTGCGCTTGGCGTGGAGGGCGTCCAACCGCTGGTAGAGGTCTTGGATTTTTTTGATGTCGGTCGCGGTCAGGGTCATGGGGCCTCCGGTCAAAAATCTATACGAGGCGAAAACAATTCCACAAAAATAAAGCGGCCCTGGAATGAGCGGCCACTCACTCCAGGGCCTACATGGGACGATGCGCGGGGCGTCATCGTCCCATGGTTCAGATCACGCCGCCGCCTTGACGAGGCGCAATTTGGCCCTCTTACGCTCCCGCACCTCGGTGGCGACGCGCTCGACCTCCCGCTTCATCTTGGCGGTCTGGGTGTAGTGAGCGGCCTTCCCGTCATCGAAGCCGTACTTTTTCTTCAAGGCCTCGACGGTCCAGCCATCCTCGGCGTCGCGCGTCGCGCCGTAGTGCCGCAGCCCATGCGCTGTGCATTCCGGCACGCCCGCCTCATTACAGGCGCGGGAGAACCATGAACTGAAGGCGCCAGCGCAGACAGCCGCCCCCTTGTCATTGCCCTGCGATCCGATGAACGTCTCGGTCCCCAGGAGGCCAGCGGCCTGCGCTTCGTCGAGGACCGTCTGCAGCTCATCCTCTATTGGGACATAGACCTCGTTGTTGCCCTTCTTGAAGCGGGTCTTTTGCGGGACGAAGGTCATTGTGCCGTTGTCGACGAAAGACCAGCCCATGCGGACCACATCGACGCAGCGCGCTCCGGTATGACGCAAAAGGGCGAAGGCGAGATATTCACGCGACACGCCGTCGCGCCGCCAATAGGCTTCAAAGCGCGCGACGGTGTCATCGCTCCAATTGTTGCGGTCTTTCGTCTCGTACTCGACCTTCTCGATGTCCCTGCAGGGGTTGCTCGTCACCAGCCGCTCACCGTTCGGGCCGCGCGGCCCTTCGGAACTCTTCGCCCAGTCGAACATGGTGCTGAGGATGGAGACGAACTTTTGCGCCTGCGCGGGCGCCGGGGCTGGTTTGTCGGGATTTGAGCCAACCGTCTCAATCAACTGACGAACCTTGACGATGTAGGCCTCGTCGAGCCTGCGGTAGGGCTGTCCGCCATTCTTCTCGATGAAATGCGAGAGGACGGTGCGATGCTGCTTCTTTTTGGACGCTGAAAAGCCCTTGCCCTGTTTGGGGGCGATCCAATTGAGATATTGCCTCACCAGCCATGCGGTCGTGTTCTCATGCACGATCCCAATCGTCTCGGAGGCAGGACCGGGGGCGGCGCGTAGTCCCCGGCTGGCGTCGGCGTATTCATGCCAGAACGCCGATGTGCCGGGGGCGCTTTTCATTTGATGGTAGACGCCGGGCAGGCGGACGACCCAGATGGCCTTACCATGCCGCGTATACTCGGCGCGCAGGCCGGGATGACCCCGGTAGAGCCGCCTACAATGGTCTTGTGTGACCTGACGTGATTTCTGTTCCATTTTCCCTTACCAGTTTGGTTTGATTTCCTCCTCTTCCGGCTGCCTTGCATCCGGTACGGGAGAATGGCTCAAAGCCATCTTGTCCATGTAGGCATCGTCCAACGGGATTACAACGGAGGTATCTCCGGCGATTTCCAGGCGGATAATCCGCGCCCCCATGTGCTTGGCGGCGCGGATGAGCCTGACATAGTCGCGCTGCAGAGGCCCCCTGGCTTTAGTGGGCATCAGGAGCCTCCAGGGCGGCCCTCAGCAGCAGGCGGCCCTTTGCCGCCTCGTCGGCCTCGCCCCCATCCACGTCGGCCCTGGCGAGGCCTGGGATGGGGATATCGCGATCGGGCGGCAATTCAATTGCCGCCTTTTCCCGACTGACATTTTGGACAGAAGCAAGCTTCTGTCCAAAACCGCACCGCTGCGGCCAGGGGTAGGCCCAATGGCTATAGCGATGGCACGCCTTCGCCTCGACCGGCGTCGGGACCGTCAGGGCGAGCGTCAGGGCTAGGGCGATCGATTTCATTCCTCGACTCCAAAAGCTTCCGCACCGCGACGACGATGGTGTTGACCCGGCCAGGGTTGACGCCCATCAGGGCCGCGACCTTGTGTTGATCCATCCCGTCGACCAGGACCGCGACGACGACGCGGAGCTTCTCCTGCGGCGTCAAAGCCGTTTTGCGTTCGGTGTAGTCTTTCATTTGTCCTCCTGCTTGATGCCGTAGCGGCGGGCGATCTCGGTCTGGCCTTTGGTGATCGATCGGCGCCTACCCTCCAGGCGCTTGGTCTTGGCGATCTCAAACACGTCGCGCTTGGTTTTTTTGTTGTGGCAGGCGAGGCAGAGCAATCTGCCGTCGTCGGCGGTCAACGGCTTCCGGTTGTCATTGGCGAGCCGCGCCTCGGCGACAGTGTGATCGATCTCGTAGTCGGCGCGGCTCAGACAGAGAGCGCCGCACTGCTCGCAGTGAACATTGCCCTTCATATCGGTGTTGCGGAAAACGATCTGCCGCTCGGTCGCGGCGGTGAAGTTGACGCGGATCATTGGCGAGCCTCGATCGCCAACTGGATGAAGCTCGCCATACGAGAGAGTTTTTTCGCCAGAGAGAAGGCCTCCGGCGGCGTCAACGTCACCTGCGTCCCGTTGATGCTGATCCGCACATGATCGGAACACTTGGTGATGAAGATGTCGATTGGCGGCTCGGTGCGCATGCACCGGATGCTCTCTGCTTTCGTCATGCTGCAGCCGCCTTCAAATCTTCAGCCGAGACGCCCACCAAATTGGCGATCCAGCCCAAGATGTCGTCCTTCGACCGTTGGAACTCTTCCTTGTCCATCCGGTCATGGCCGCGCATGCGCTGGCTGCGCGCGGTGCGGACGATGACGGTGGGGCCGCGCGTCACGACATGGGAGAATTCATCCTTGCCCTTGACGTAGGCAGCGACGCGCAGCGCCGCCTCCTTGTTGCCAGCCTCGATGATCATCTCCCGATGCCATCCGGTGGCGATCAGCGCGGCTTTGCGCAGATGCTCCGGCGTTGGGAATTTATCCATCAGGGCTTCGGGCAGACTGTCCCAGGCCTGGGCGACGAAGGCGAACTGATGCTCATGGCTGACCCAGCTCCGCTCGCTCACCTCATCGAGCCAGTATCGCTTGCCCAGCTCGTAGGCTCCGCGCGCCGCGTCGGGCCTCACTGGGACCATTGCCGCGCCGTTCCATTGGAAGCAGTGCATTTCACATATCCGCCGTACAAATGCTTTCTTGTGGAACAGCCTCCATCCGGTGCCACATCAAATGATGCGCCCGGCAGAGCCAAACGACCTTGAAAGGCTTGTTGTAGTCAGGATGATGCATTTGCGCTTCGCCGTCGCAGACAAAGCATGGCTCCTTCGCCAACTTGCCGCGCTTCAGATATTCCCTGGCGTAGGACCGGCAGTTGTCTTTGCGCCTCTGCTCGGCGGTGAGCGGATGGCTTTTGCGCCATTCCCGCATGTAGGCGGCGTGTTTGGCCTTATGATTGTCGCGCCAGGGCATGGGGTTTTATCCGTCAGTTAGGGGTTTTCCCGTGGTGTTGCGGGCCACGATGAGGGCGCAGGTTTCATGCGGCGCCCATGAGGTCTTGCCGCAGCTCCGGCAGGTGAGGACGTAGCCGAAGGCGGCAGGCGTGATGATCGAGCGCGTCAGGCACGTTTGGCATTCCCAATTGCCCGCCATGATGGCCTTGTGTTCGACGGCGAACTGCCTTTTCGCCGCCTGCTCCCGCTCCCATTTCGCCTGCCGCTCGGCGGTGATCCGTTCGCTCTCCCGCTCCCATTCGGCGTCCTGCTCGGCCTTCCGCTGTTTCCGCTCGGCCTCCCGCCCCTCGTAGGCTTCCTGCTCGATGCGATAGAGCCGCTCCTCTTCCGCACGCGCCGCCGCGCGCTCTTTCCGCTCCTCGGCCCAGATGGCGCGCTGCGCCGCCCAGCGAGCCTTCTCCGCAGCCGCCTCCTCGGCCCTGGCCTTCTTGATTGCGTCCCGCAGCGGTTTGCGCGCTGCGATCGCGGCGTCGTTCAGCCATGGCGAGCCGCTCCGATCGGCGTTCTTGGAATGCTCCTCGGCGTCGTCCCAGTCGCCGCCCGCGCAGAAGCCGCCAGAGAGGCTGGAGCCGTGGCTCGGCAGATAGTCGAACAGGTTGAGCGCATGGGGCGCTTTCTGGCCGCGCCTGATCTTCTCGACGAGCGCGTGTTCCCATTCCGAGTCGTGGCCCTCGTCCCAGCCGCGATTGAGCAGCGGCGACGGCCACCACGGCAGGCGATGACGCCAAGCGTGCTTGTTGTAGGTCCCAGGCATCGATCATGCGGCCTCCGCGTAACCGCGCCGGAGGCGATCGAGCTTCTGCTCGACCTCCCGCAGGAACAGCCTGATTTCTTGCTCCAGCTCATGGATGGTCACGCCGTCGCGCTGGACGCGCTTGATCCAGAGCTGCATCGCTGGCGGGAAGTCTGGATGATAGCTGACGTAGTCCACCCAATGCCTGCCGGTGCAGGCCATCTGCCATTGCATCTGCACGATGTGATCGTTGGCGATCGTCTGGGTGAGCAACGTGTCGAGATGCGCTGCGGCGAGCGGGCATTTAATCTCGACCAGTCCCGGCGTGGCGGCGTCGACGTAGCCATCGGGCGAGGCGTGCGAACCCTTGATTTGCGGATGCTGAACGAGGCCAGCCTCTTCGACCTCGACGTTGAGCTGGATCGCGTAGCGCAGGCGCGCTTCCGGCTCTAAGTCGGTTCCGCGCAGCATGGCGGGGGTCTTGTAGATTTCGACCGGCTTGTCGGTCAGCCGTTCAAGGACCTTGTTGGCCATGAGCGTGGCGCGATCGGCGCTATAGCCGGTCTTGGTGCGGCGCACGACCTTGGGCGCGTCGGATGCGCCGACTGATCCGCAGCGCGCCTGACGCCACTCGTCAGTTCCCTGGAGCATTGCGCTTCTCTGATCGGGCCTGGACGAGGACATCCTTGGCCCTGGTGAATTGATCGACGTTCATGTCGTCGACGCGCTCAACGCCGATGAGCTTGAACAGCGTCGCCTGCGATCGACCGCTGTCGTGGATGAGCTGCTTCAGCTCGGCCATTTGCGGTTCGGTGATCCTGGGCGACGAACCGCCAGCGCCGCGCCCATCGTCGTCGACGGCGGCGGCGAGGCCGATCGCGGCGCGCAGTCCATATCTTTGCAGGTAGGTCAGCGCCGATCCGAGCGCCTGCACCATCGACATGCCGGTCCCGCCAGCGTCGACTTTGCCTTCCAGGGGGTTCTCTTCGCTATGGCCGTCTGCATGGCTGACGATGCAGATGACCTTCACCTGATCGGCCTGCTGGGCGATGCGGAAGCGGTAGCTCAGGCCATGCTTGGAGAAGACCGGATCGATGGCGCGCTGAACGTCGGCGAGCGTTTCATGCTTGTACTTGGTGCGCGTCCCGCTCTTGCCGGTGAAGTCCACGTCGTGGGTTTTGAGGACCGGGCCGAGTTCGCCTTTGGCGAGGCTCATTGCGGCGTTGAAGGAGCGGCGAGCGGCGCGGTCCTCCTCCTGGCGGCGCATGGCGAGCAGCCGCTCAAACACATCGACGTTGAGGTCTGGCTTAGTGGCGAGCCGCTCGATCATGGCGAGCAGGCCTCCGCCCCCAGCAGTCGAGGCCGGAACCTCCGCTGGGGGCGGCGCAACGTCCGCCCTGGTAAGGGACCCGGCGTCCGTTGGTTCGTTATCGCTCATCTTTGAGCCTCCGCAAAGCCCAAAGTTGTCGCCGCGCCATCTTGCTGTCAATAGATATAATGACGAATACTTGGGGATCGTTGCTTTTGTTAGAGGTCTAACGCCCGGTCGTTAGAGGTCTAACACCGCGTTAGAGGTCTAACGACAAGGATAGAACCGAGACATCTTTGAGTTTTAGGGCGCGTTGTTGGCGCCGCGGTGAGATTTTGCTTGACGAAAGCAGCAACCACGTTCCACTTTAGGCGCATGGCAAGAGGAAGAGAAGCAACCATCAAGCGGTACGCCAAAGAGCGGTACGCCAATCGGGGGCCGAGGCGGGAGAAGCTCGGCGAGCTGATCGCGCTGCGTAAAGCCAAGTTCCCCAAGATGCAGTGCCAGGAGTTCTGCAAGCTCCTCGGCGTCAGCCGCATGCACATGACGACGATCGAGGTGGGCCGTAAGGAGCCGTCGCTGGAATTGGCTCTGCGATGGCTTGAAATCCTGGGGCCGGAGGCCCGCATGAGCATGTTCGGCCCGCTGCCGATCGCCGAGCAGCGCATCCGCACCATCAAACGCCTGCAGGAATTATCCCCCGAATTTTATCAAGCAGCCTGAGGCTCCCCCGTGGCGCGTCGTAGGAAAATCTATGCGCCATCGGAGACGGCCATCCAGGCCGCCTGTCTTCAACACTGGCTGACGTTCAGCCTGCCCAACACCTTGGTTGCTGCTATCCCCAACGCGGGCGCCATGGGCCAGCCAGGGCTCACCTGCGGCCTCGCCGATCTGATGGTCCTGACGCGGGAGATCGGCGTCGGCTTCATCGAGCTGAAGAAAGACCGAACCTGCAGACCAACCAAAGAGCAGATCGCTTTCAGCGAACTCTGCCGCATCCTCGGCGTGCCGCACGTCTTCGCTTATGGCCGCGACGAACCGATCCGCGTGCTTGAAGGCTGGGGCGCCGTCAGGCCTGCGAGGGCGGCGGCATGAAGAACACGCCGCAGCAGGAAGCCCGCATCGTCGCCGCCTTCCGAGACGCCTGGGAGTATGTCTATCCGGTGGCGGAATACGCGCACCGGCTCGGCGGGCGGATTGTGCAAATCAATCCGCTGGTCGTGCGCCCCAGCCGCGATGAGCGTGAAGGCTATGGCGACGACTTCGACCTGCGCGTGTTCAAGCTCGGCGACATGGGCTGGAAGCGTTACGAAGTCAAAGGCAAGACCAAGATCAGCTTCACCTGCGCCGCCGACTTCCCCTATTCGACCATCTACCTCGACCGCACCGAGAAGGCCGACAAATGCTTGGTCGATGGTTTCTTCATCGTGTCGAAAGACAAACAATGTGCGGCCTTCGTCTCGTCCGCGACCCGCCCAGAATGGCGGGAGGTGACCGACTACGACCATGACAAGGGTTACCCGTTCACCGCCTACGAATGTCCGAAGGCGATGGCGACGTTCATACGGATCGCGCCATGAGGCCGATCGAGATCAGCGAAACTCCAACGCTCGCCAAGCAGATCGAGGCGATCGAGTGGGCGCTTGAACATGTCGACTGGATCAACCCAACGGCCAAGACACTTAGGGCTGCGCTGGAAGCGGCGCAGGAGACGCTTGAGTGCCTGCAATTTATGAGGGAGACGCTGAGATAGAACCTGGGCGGGCCATTTGGCCGACGCCCACCCAGGCCCAGGTTGGTTGAGGGTTCAGAAGCTCCTCATCCATCCCCATAGCACACTTCTTTATAGATTTGAAGACGTTGGTCTTCAAGGCGTGTGATCGGTTTTGCCTCCATGCACGGCAGGTCAGTGTTAGGCGACGTGCTCATGTACTTGGCGAAGCCCAATAGAAAAGGGTCACGCACGATGGCCGGGATGTTCCGGCTCGCCTAGCAGCGGCGTGGCGACG